GCGCTGCATCTGGCTGTCAAGGCACTTCGCCTGCCGCGTGGTGCCCGGGTGCTGACGACGCCGATTACCTTCGTCAGTACAAACGCGGCGCTTCTCTGGGAAGGTCTCGTGCCGGTATTCGGTGAAGCAGACGCCGATGGCCAGCTTTGCTCTGTTGGTCCATGGGAGCACCAGACGGTCGCGACCATGGCGGTACACCTCGGCGGTGCGAGATGTTGGATCGAGGAGATTCCAGGCACCCCGGTGATCGAGGATTGCGCCCACGCATTCGGTGCGCCATGGCTTAAAGACAGCCACCCGCTCATGCGGACGTGGAGCTTTCACGCGGTCAAAAATCTCCCAATGGGCGATGGCGGCGGGATTTCTACGAACGACGATGAGATCGCGGCGCAACTCCGGCGCCTGCGCTGGATGGGGATCACGAAGAGCACTCACGCACGCAACCAGGGCGGCTACGCCACGGAGTACAGCATCCCCGAGCTCGGCTGGAAGTACCACATGAACGATGTCACCGCTGCCATTGGGCTGGCCGCCCTCCCATTGGTTGCAGGCCAGGTGCGGCGCCGGCAAGAGATCGCCGCGCGATACAGGGAGGCATTCCCCGACAATTCGCCCTCCTATCTGCCGGCGGATTCTGCCTGCCACTTTTACCCGTTGTTTTTTGACGATCGCGCGGTAGTTGAGGAGAGACTGCGCACCGCCGGCGTGGCATTCAGCCGCCACTACCGGCCGAACTTCCTGTATCCGGACTTCCGCGGCTACCCGGTCCCCGGCTACGAGTCGGCGATGAGGTATTGGGACCGTGCGTTGATCCTCCCGATGTTTCCGGGAATGACGGACGCGGAGATCGAGCACGTAATCAGCGCGATCCGCGGGGAAGGTTTGCGGGTGGCAGCGTGATCTACGTCTACACCTCGATCCTCAACGGCTGGGACAATCTTCGTCCACCAGCTATTGCAAGCACGGCAGGCGCGCGATTCATCTGCTTCACCGACGTGCCGGTGCTCCCGGCTGTCGGGCCGTGGGAATACCGGCCACTCCATCCAGCCGGTGTCGCGAGCCGAACGGCGCGCGTCCCGAAGATCCTGCCGCACCTCATGCTGCCGGCCGATACAGAATACTCGATTTATCATGACGGGAACCTGCAACTGCGCGTCGATCCGAACGAGATCATCAGTTCCCTGCTGAGATCCGCCGACTGGGCAGCCCATCGTCACCCGGCCCGCGATTGCATTTATGCTGAGGCGCGGGAACTGCTCGAGGCAAAGATCGGTACGCCCTCGCTGGTCAAAGCGGAAATCGAAAGATACAGCGAAGCTGGGCATCCCACCTCGGAAGGCCTCTGGGCCAACGGATTTCTCGTCCGAAGGCATACGCCCGCGGTGGCAGCCCTTAATGAACTCTGGTGGAGGATGTATTCCGCCGGCTGCGAGCGGGATCAATTGTCGTTTCCGGTGGCGCGGAAGGTGCTCGGCGTGAATATCGCCACCGTCGACGCGAACATATACCAGTCGCCTTACCTGAATTTCTATTGGCACGCAGCCTGGAAGGACCAGTGTCGAGTTTCGGGGTGAGCGGGCAGTGATCAGACAGAGATTGGCGCGCCTGCATGGCTTGACCGGCGGCTCGTCGACATACCCGGAATACTGATCCGATGAATATCACAGGGATGCTCAGGGTGCGCGACGAAGCGCGCTGGATCGAAAGAGTTATTGCATCGATTCAGCCGCTCTGCACCCGAATAGTCGTGATGGATGATCACAGTGTCGACGGTACGCGGGAACTCTGTGCGCGCATCCCGGGAGTGGAAGCGCTTCGGTCGCCGTTCGAAGGGCTCGATGAGGCGCGCGATAAGAACTGGCTGCTCGATCAAGTCGGGCCGTCGGAGTGGATTCTCGCGATCGATGGTGACGAGGTTCTCGCGCCCGGCGCGCAGACCGCTCTCTTCGCCGCGATGAACTCACCGGCTACCTGTCTGAGTCTGCCGATCCTGTATCTCTGGGACAGCGAAGACCAGATCCGCGTCGATGGCGTCTACGGCCGATTCCGCCGCGAGAGTGCGTTCCGTCCGAACGGCGCGCGCTTTGAGTCAACTCGCCACGGGGGTAACTTTCATTGCGGGAACGTGCCGTCGGCGTTGCGTGGCGCGCGACAGCCGGTTAATGCGCCGCTTCTGCACCTTGGCTATATGAATCGGGAGGACCGCTTGCGCAAATTCTCCTGGTACAACGAGCAGGATCCGGGCAATGCGGGAGAGGACAGCTACCGGCATGTCGTTCAGGGCGACATCCCGGAAGTACCCGCGACGGCCACACTGAGGCATGCCGGGCCGCTCCAATTGGAGGCGTTATGTTCCCGAGCGGCTTAGGAGGCTATCACTATTACGGCCGACACTCCTCTTATGGGAGTCTCGGCCTCACGGAAGCGTCGCCGGCTCAATCGTTCGCTGAGCCCATTGATATTGACGAAATCCAGTCGTATCTCAAGATCCCGACAAGAAACCCGCCGGATCAGGCGGAAGACGATACCCTCGGCGCCTTTATCATTGGCGCCCGGGAGCAGGCGGAAATCCTGCAGGGCCGCGATCTGGTCCGCAAGCAGTATGACCTCGTGTTCGATTACTGGCCATGCGAGCGAATTGAACTTCGCGACCTTCTGGTTTCGGTCGATCTGGCGAGATATCGCGATTCGGACGGCAATTACACGACCCTGAACGAGAACACAGACTATGTCGTGGATACCGCGAAGCACCCGGGCATGATCGTCCCGCCCTATGGCCAGACGTGGCCGACGTTTACGCCGTGGCCATCATCGGCACTATTGGTGCGGTTCACCAGCGGCCCGGCGGCCAGTTCGGCGTTTTGGTCTGACGCGGGCGCGCGGATCCGGATCGGCATGAAGCTGCTCATCTCCGCCTGGTACAACAATCGGCTCCCGTTCGAAAAAGGGGCGAATGTGGTGGCGGAATATCCCTATGCCGTGACTTCCTGCCTCTCATACGGCGCGCTACCGAGGATCCGATGAGCAGTTGGCCGGCGGTTAACCCGGGCCGACTCCGGCACCAGATCACAATTTGGAGGCCGAAAACAGTCGCCGGCGTGTCTGGCAGCAAAACGAGCTACGAACTGTTCATTACCGCATATGCGGAGATCGATCCAGCGTATGCGGCGTCCGGCCAGAAGCCGAGAACGCCAGACGTATCGGCAACAGGTCAGATCACATCCAGACTCACGGTTCCGATCACGATGAACTGGGAGGCCGGGATCGAAGCGAACATGCAGGTTCAGACAGCCGGCGGGATGTACGTCATCGAAAGCGTCGTCAATGTCGGGGAGCTGAACGTCACCCTGATTCTCATGTGTCTGGCGCTCAGGGGCGCACAGTGATCGAAGAAGGGCTCGTCAAGCTCGTGCAAGGCGATGCGAGCGTCGCCGCGATCGCGACCGCTGGTGGCGGATTTCTGGTCGACCTTCCCAAAAATCAGACACTCCCGAGCTGGACGCATCAGGTAATAACGGGGCCCGGCGAATATACGCTCACCGGGCGGCAGTCCCTTCGGAAGCGTCGTGTGCAAATCGACTGCTTCGCCGCCGATCCGGATGACGCTGTTAATCTGGCGGCCGCTATCGACGCCGTTCTGGATGGCTTCCGGGGCACTCTTACCGATGCCGATTCAACTGTTGTGCAGGGCTGCTTCCGGTCCGATCTGATTGATTTCTTTGATGACGCGCCGAGGACGAACCGGCGAATGCTTGAGTACGAGATTTGGTTCATAGCTTAAAGGAGAAAAACGATGCCAGCAACACGAGCAAGTCTTGGGTACGGCGCAATATTTTCTATCGCCACGGCGGCCAGTCCGCTGGGCTTCACGGCCGTGATCGAAATGAAATCGATCGATCCCGGCGAGTTTTCGCTCCCGAAGATCAAGGCGACGCACCTGCTATCGCCGAATCGAACTGAGGAATATATTGCGGGGCTTTTCGATCCGACAGAAGTCGCGATTTCCGGCAACTTCATCGGCGACGAGTCCCAAAGTTTGATCGACACGATTGCGTTGACCGGCGACTCAGTAAATTACAAAATCACCGCGCCAGTGGATGGGGGATCGAAGACGTTCACGCGAGTCGGGCTCGGATTCATCAGCAAAATCAAGAAAGGGCCGTTCACCAACGATAATCCCGCCGAGCTGATGTTCTCGCTGCAGACTTCCGGCTTCCCGACCGACACGGTCGCGTGATCTCGGCGCGACTGACGCGCCCCGTCAGGCTGACGCTTGCCGGGACTGAGTGGCTGATCGTCATCACCCACGATGTGCTGCTCGGGTTGGAGGAGATGACCGGCACCGATGTGCTGGCCGGGGCAGTCGATCCGTGGCGGCTATCCGCCATATCGCTTCGGGCGCTCCTGTATCTGGTTCTGCGCGGCTCGGGCTCAATACTACCGCTTAAGCAGGCCGGGTCACTCATCAACCCGCGCGATATTCAGCGGATTCAAGCGGCGCTGCGGGAGGCATGGCTGGCCGCGATGCCAGACGCCACTGGCAGCAAGGAGTCGGATGGAAAGAGGCTGACATGGCCCATGGCATATGCCACCGCCAGGATAGACCTCGGGCTCTCGGAGGCCGAGTGGTTGGGGATGACGCCCGTCGTCTTGCAGGCTCTTTTTAAGCGCCGCCTTGATGCAATGCGTCGCGAAGAGATCCTGCACGGCATGAAGCCAGAGAAGGAGCCGCCGCGGGCGAGGGAATTGACCGGCGAAGACATCATCGCCGCAATGGGCGGCAAAACTTACTTGAAAGGTTGATATGAGCAAGAAAGCAAAACTGACGATTGACGGGCGGGAATACCTGCTCGGCTACGACTTCAACGCAATCGCCGACACGGAGCTCGAAGCGGGATGCAACCTGCTGACTGGCTTGATGGATGTGGGCAATCTTTCCGCAAGGCAGCTGTGCGGCCTGTTCCTCGCGGCTATTCGGGCGGCCGATCCTAATTCGAAGATGACGATTCTGGACGTCACTGCGCTGATCCGGTACGAAACAATTTTCCCGATTACCGAGGCGCTCGCGGAAAGCCTTCTCCTGTCGATTCCCAAAAGGACTGAGAAACCCCTGGCGCGGCGCGCTAAAAAGACCTGAGTGGCGAACAACACCGTAGTGATTACGGGCCTGGATGACGCGAAGAAATTATTTCGTGATCTGCCCGGCCATATCGTTCGGGATTACTTCCCGGTTGCCTTAGCCGCCGGCGGCGAGGTGATTGAGTCT